TTTTATGTAAGTTTTTTTATATATCCTCATCAGTGCCTTGAACGTCTTGAATGTCACAAACTGGAACTTCATGCTCACCACCAATTAAATACCATGGCATTTTCTTACCATGATATTCTGGGTGTGCAGCGTATTCTGTTGTATATTCTCTTTCTCCTAGATACTGCATTTGATTAGCAGGAATTGGGTGATCCCTGAGTATCGCTTGCAATTGCAAGTGCTGAAGCATCCAAGGGTCTGGTACGTTCATTGATGAGTGATAACTACGCCTATTCTATCACACTTTTAGATGTTGTCAACCAGGTGGTGTAGGATCTGCGTTCTCGTATGGTATTGTACCATTTGGTCTTATAACGTATGCTTTTATATAATGATCTGCGTCTGGTACGTTCTGTGGTTGTGGGAACCACTCGTATGCAGCGTCTGTTGCTGCTAATTCTTGGTCAAAATAATAATATATGTGTTCTAGTTCAAATATTCTATCAATCTCTGCCTCTGGTATGATGCCATCATAGTATGCTAATACAGTTGCTTTCTTATCTGCTGCAAGTGTATGATATTTACTGTTATCAATTACCAATAGAAACTTATTGCTTAACTTTGCATAGTCAGCGATCAACATGTTAGTTGACTTAGGATTTAATGTTATGAGTGGCATAGTTATTCTCCAAAGTCACCTTCATCAATCATCTTGAGTATATTATCAAGATCATTGTCACCTGTATTAGGATCAAGACTTGTATTTGGTCTTGCGATACTGGTTACAGGCATCTCATCTATTGCTGCTGTACCTATTGCTAGTGCAAGATAGTTTACAATTCTAGTTGAGAACTTACTATACACTGACTGTGGTATGGTATAGAAATGTGATACATCACCAAGATATGTGATTCCATCACCTAACTTAGTATGCTTTGATGGTGTGATTGGAAATACTACTGCATTGGCAGCATTATCTTTCTGTTCTGATGGTATATCTCTTAGTTTCTGTCTATATGTCACCCACTTTGCCTTTTCTTCTGTAGATAGAGGAGCGTCGCCGAGCTGTGTCCAGTCACTGTCCATTAATAAAAAGTTTCTCATTAATGTAACCTTAGTCCAGTTAAGTATCGTTGACTTAGAGAAAGATGCTGCTAGTGCCCTTTCTAAATCATTCTCTTGTCCTACTCTATACTCTGTCCATTTCTCTACTATCCTAGTATATAAATCATTAACCTCTGTTGGGAATGGTGCTAGGTCAAACTGATATGATACCCATTTATATGCTCCAGTCTTTTGATTTCTCTGATACTTAGTCTTATTCATCTTGACAGTATTATCTTTATACTGTACAAATAATTCTAATTTATCCTTATCAGAATCCCATAGAGGATATAATATTGGAACTATATCGCTAGTCCAATAATCATCGTCTATAGTTTTCATCACTCCTTCAAATTGAATGGTCTTATCAAAGGCATTCAAGTATAGTGATGTTTCTGATGGTGATGCCATAGTTGCCATTTATAGTGCCTTAATTAAATACTTTACCCTATGGTATTTAGTGATGAGAGGAATGTTATTCTCTGCAGTCACGGTTGCAGTCGTAGTTATAGGTGTAGATGATGACATTGTAAATGTACCATCACCAACTGTGAGTGCTGCACCAACTGCTGATACTTCTCTTCTTACCTGATCAATACCATCATCAGAATTAATATCATTACCACCAAGATCTAAGTTACCTGTTAGTGTTGCTCCACCAGTAGATATGAATGTATTGGTTGTTGTTGAAGCAAAGAATGTTGTTATTGCTGCTAGTCCATAGTTATCATCTGTTGATGTTGCTGTTTGATACGTAGGTCCTCTATCCTGTTCAATAATTAATGTTATTTCATTAGCTCTGAAAGCATCTCCTTCTGCTATTGGAATGGTTACATCTTGCCAATTCGGATTAACATCTGCTGCTAATAATATTTGACTGAATAATGTGACATTGTTAGATGATCCTCTCTTATAGAATATATTCAGTGCTTGGTCTGGATTCTCTCCACCATTTTGATCACTACCTCTAATTACAGTAAATCTAATAGCATTGACATTTGTAAAATCAAATGTTCCTACCTCTAACTGTCTCTTACCCCCTGCATCTGATGCACTGCCTGTAAATTCTATGTACCTTTGTATTTTTTGATTAGTATTAAATGGTATTACACTACCACTAAAACCACTATTATTTCCTGTTCCTATACCAAATTGTTTTTGTTTAATGCCAGCATCTGTTGATGATAACCATACGTCTGCATCAAATGCTGTTCCTTGTGCATCACCACTTGTATCACACTCATAGTATACTCCTGTTGGTACAGTGATATCGCCAGGTAATGTTGTTCCTTCCTCTTGTCCAAAGTATCTTACATATATGTTTCCACCCGCACCATCACCACCAGTACCACCACCTAGACCTCTGTCTTGTAAGTTGACTGTGACGTTAGTTGTTATTCCTGTGAATGATATGGTACAAGCACCACCTTGTCCTCCACCACCACCTGTGTTGTCATAATATGTTGTGACGTTTGAGAATTGTATTTTTACATATCCTTTTTCTGTTGGTAACGCACCATCTGCTGATTCAGATACACCACCAGACCAATATGTTGTTCTATATGCAGATATACCTCTACGTCCACCAGTACCACCACCATTACCATTGTGTCCGACACCCGCTTGTCCACCAACACCACCAGGTGTTACGTTGATGATACCACATGCGGATCCACCACCTCCACCACCACCAGCAGAGCATCCACCACCAGAACCATTACCACCATTGGCAAAGTCTAAAACTCCAGATGTAGCAATGAGTGCCTGTGCAGGTCCTGTAGCGTCACCACCAGGATAGCAACCATCAACAGTACCACCACCGTTGTTACCACCACCTGATCCACCGCCACCGCCTCCACCGCCAGCTCCAGCGATGCAAACTCCATCATAAAATAAACCTGTAACACCACCACCAGAACCAGCAGTAGCACCATTACCCCATGCACCAGGTCCTCCAATACCAGAGATACATCCAGATGCACCAGTAACTGATGCAGTTGAACCATTAGGTTCTCCACCTGTACCAACACCACCTGGCCATGGAGGTCCCCATGGTTGTCCTGTAGCAGGGTCATTACCAGTTGTTCCCGCACCAGATGTTCCTGATCTCCTGTTGAAACCACTATTACCACCATTACCTAGTTCCCAACTAAGAGTTCCAGCACCATATGTTAATGTACCAACTAATCTTGATCCTCTACCACCATATCCACCAAGTGCACCAGTTCTACCTGTTAGTGCTTGTGGCCAACCTGGCCATTGTCCTGTACATCCAGAGTTAGCGTTAGCATTACCAGCACCTCCACCACCACCTGATATTTCAACTGTTATGCTTCTTGAAACTTCATTACCAGGCACTGATGGTATTGTCCATGATCCATTATTTGTATATGTTGTTTGTGATTGACTATTTGTTTGTTCTTTTATTTGTGCAGTTCCATATCCACCTGTAGTATAGTCTCCTGCTTGAACAAAACCTCCAACTCCACCACCAGCTGGATCGTTACTTCCATTACCTGTAACACCACCATCGTCTCCTGCGTCTCCATCGGTAACTGATATTTGAAATCTAGTGTCATCTAATAATGCTTGTGGTACTTCAACACTACCTCCTGCTCCTCCAGCACCACCTCCAGCACCTGATGTTGCACCATTACCACCATTAACTTTAATAATATAGAAGTTATTATCGACTGTTAGACCTATCTCACAATATCCTGCGGTTGCTCCATCTGTATCACTATCTGCACCACCACCGCCTGGTGCCTGTACTTGAATATATGTTCCAGTTACGTCTCCTTCACTAGCAGCGGGTGCTGTTACGACTGATGCTTGTGGTGTAATAAATGTTTCTTCTTTAATAGTAATAGCGTTGCCAGGTATTTCATATACTACTTGCTTTCCACCAACCAGTGTATTGTTATCAACTACATATGCTCTTGGTGGTGCTGTTGTTGGTGTCTCTACAAAATAACCATTTGCTAATTTAACTCTCATACTCCCTGTAGCAGGGGATGATGATGGTGTCTCACCATCTCTTGGTAATACATTAAGACTATCATTAGAGAATGCGTCTGCTATAACTGTAAAGTTACCATTATAAAAACTTTGTAGTGAACCTTCGACTGTTATTATATCACCGACTGATAAATTATGTGATCCGTCTGTATTGATAGTGATGTAGTTAGTATTAGCATCATATGTTATAGCAGTTACGACTACACTTGCTGACTCTGATACCAAGTATTGATATTGTTGATCACCAGATGTTCCTGCTCTGTCACCGATACCATTACTATTACCATATGTTGCTGCCTGTGAGTTCTGTAATGGTACACCAATCAAACCATGTGAGTGACCTAACGCACCACCAGCTGTTCCTTGTGGTTCAAATATATTAATATTTGCTCTACTATCAATATAATTGACTGCAAACTTATCAATCTCTGTAGGTCCTTGCTCTGCCTGTTTTGTTTGATCAACCTCAACAGATAATATTCTATGACCATGTGTAGGAGGGAATGGAAAAACATAGTCATCCATAGGTCCTATCTGATACTTGACAGTTCCTGTAATATATGCAGCAATGTCAGCAGTTATTGTAGTATATCCTGTAGTTCTAACATCACCAATAACAAAGAACTCTCCACTATCAATTAGTGTTGACTTAGGAATGTACCAATTACCACCAGTCTGTCCAACAAAGTTGTTGACTGCATTCTCTGGTGTTGATGTTCCTGCTCCGTTTACGTTACCAAATCCAAGTATCTTTTTTTGTCTATAGTCTGGTAGATTAAACGTACCAACATTATATGGATAGTCTTGTAGAGTAAATGATTTCTGTATAATAATAAGAGGATGAGCATCACTACCTGTAAAATCTTTTGTATAATCTGATGCTGTAACAGTTGATAAGTCAACATTATCTGGTAGTGTCAACTCATATGTAAATTCATTTGCCTGTGCTTGTGCAGTGACGTCTTCTGTTGGTTGTATTAATGAATAGAATGTGTTTTGATTAAATACAACACCACCTGGAAATGCACCAAACACACCAGTTCCAGACGTAGCAAATCTAAACACTGATCCAAAAGGATATGGTCTCTTTACATTTGCCTTATCGTTAGTGCTATCATAATAAAACTGGAAAAATAATTTATTGTTTATAATATATGATCTTCTTAATCCACCTGGCTGATTGTTCTGTGTTTTTGCTACACTTGCAGATCCACCATATCTATTTTGTATGATGCTGTATAATTCTGGATAGTCACGAATCAATAGTTCTTTACCATCACAATATAGATGCTGTGGATATGTGTACTCAGGTTCTTCTGATGCTAAGTTAAGGTCAGCAAAGACAGGAAGAATTGATCCGACAGGAGAATGATTACCAGTCTTATCGGAAAAATAATTTGCAAATGAATTCCTGTATGTTGCCATCTTAATACTTAATTAAAAATTCTTGGACTAGAAATGGTTGTATGTAACCATCTGCTTTGTTTTCTGCGTTCACATCAATGTTAAGTGTTGATGTTATATTACCACCAGGAATATATGCTGGTTGTGTCTTGACTTGATATGTGTGTGGTTCTTGATTGAAAGGAACCAAGTGTTTGTGCACACACTCATTACCAAACTCTTCTACATCAGTAACAATATTATTAAGAGCACCATATGAAACAGTGTTTGCTGTTCCATCAAATGGCACTTGAGTTGCTGCTGATACTAAAGATGGTGTATAGTTTGGAACTAATGATGCCCATGCAGCATTACCACTGATACTAGCATCAAACTGTGTACAACTAGCACCACCAATACCACATCTGTTTTCAGTTTTACATGACATCTCACCGTTATACGTGATGTTACCACATTGTCCTGATGCAGCACCGCCAGGTACGTAGATTGGAAATCCTGTAGTAGATTTTGTACCTAGAGTGGAACATTCATATTGCAATGTAGTTCCTGTTGGTACACCAGATCCTGCTGGATCTAGCTCAGGGATATCACCAGGTATCAAACACTTAGATGTCTGATCAAAGTTACAACCTGACCAACAACCACCAAACCATGTGTGAACCTCAGGAGGAGGACTACTAAAGAATCCAAAACATGATACTGTTATAACTCTCTGTTGTCTTGATGCAACTATCGCTGATGCTGCTGCCTGACATAATGGTTGCTTAGTGTTATTTACCCATGGCATGATACACAAACTAGACTTAGATGAGTATGAGTTTCTACCAAACAAACCAAATTCATTTGTTGATGATGCAGTCCTTGATCTTTTACCATCATGGAAGTGAGCATGTGGTTGGAATGCTGTTGCTAATACTTCTGTCTCTTCTGTGTAGTTACCACTAGACTTAGTGAATCCAGGTTGTCCTGTAATTTCAATTGTCTGTGATGGCAGGAAGAAATTACCTTGATACTGTACAGTAAATGTAGTACCAATATTACTGGTTACATCTAGTCCTACACCAGATTTAGTTATCTCTTGTCCTGCGTCATTGTCCAAATATGTGTCAAGATAAGTTCCTAAGTTTGATGAAAATGATGTCTTTGTAGACTTTGATCCAAGATCTGGCACTTGAAATTGATTGTCAAGTAATGTTGTATCTGGTTTTTTATATCTACAGTTTATACCTGTGCCTAATATGGTAGCAAGTTCTGGAAATACTTCTGCCTGATAGACTGCACCATCACATCTCAAATAACCAGCAGGAAGAGTTTGTGCTAAAGTAGGATCCTCTGGGTCTGATGATGATAATTGATTAGACCAGTTTATAATAGAACCAGTAAGAGTTCCTAATTTTCCTTTTTCTTTTGAATATAATACTGCCATTAGTATGCTCTGATGATATACAGTACGACTAAGGATGGTGTGTTAGGATTAATCTGTACACTCAATCCTCTGTCTACATCTATTGGTTCTAAGTTTCCAGTAGTCATATTATTTATGAGTATAGTGTTAGGTAAATTCATTTGTCCTAACGTCATTGCAATATCAATAGTGAAATGATTGTGAGATCCTAATGAGTTAGCAGTGAATGCATCACCAGTATGATTTAATGTGGTAGGATATGGAAAATCTCTACCAACTGCCTCTGGAGGTACGCCAAAATAATCTCCCTCATCAGTAGTTGGAGGAGTAGAACCATTACCTCTTCTTGCTAATGGAACTTGATCAGATACATAATAGTTTCTTTGTCCTAAGTATGTGCCAGGTGGTGGAAATGGAGCAGTAACTGCTGGTTGTTGTACTGGTACAATACATGAGTTGTCATCTTGATATGAAACTGTTTGTCCATATGCCTGTACTGTCCTAGGAACTGATGGCACTGCTGGAATTACGTTGGAAGCATTACCAAAATGTTTATGGTTATTTAATGATGGAAGTGAATCAACAGCAGGGTCATATGCAGTCCATGTAACTACACCAGGATCATATCTATCTGCTAATGGTTCAGCAGCGGTAGCACCCGTGTCAGATCCCGTTGTATATTCTGAACTTGCAACTTCAAAATATCCAGCATCAAATAATCCAAGATAACCACCACCTATTTCTACTGATGGATAAAAACCATCTGGTGGTCTTGGGTGTGTATGTGTTGCAGTATGTTCAACACCTAGTTTTCTAGGTATAGTTCTAATGGTATCAAAATATGATGGAGGTTCGAGAGTAATACCTTTTATCTTTCCTGCTAGTTCAGACTCAACTGCTGCTTGAAATTGTACATCAATATATGATAGTACATTTGATAATGGTTGCTGACCCTCAAATCCATTCAGTGAAACATAAGGTCCTATGACCTGTAATTCTTGTGGAGTTAATTGATTACTTTCTAAATCTATGAGTGCTTGTTGATTTAGTGTTGGTAGATTAAACACATCATCATCGTTATAGGATGGATATGAATTTGATATACCAATAAATGGTTGACCAGTCTCTACTATAGGACCGTATAAATTACCCAATATTTGTGCCAATAAAGGATAATCTCTTGCTTTGAGTTGACTACCATTACAGACGATCCAACCTTTCGGTATGGCATCTGGAGACAGTGCTGACTCACTTGTACTACCAGTCCATGGCATTATTGTGCCTATGGGACTGGCTTTCTGTGCTTTTATACGGTTGTAACTTGGCATTTATTATACCTCCATTAACCACCAACCTTGTACGCTGGTTGGGATGCCTATTTGATCATTACTATCGGTTGCACCAAGATATACTAATGCGAATCCTGCGTTAGGAGTCTGAACTACAAGTTCACCAGATGGATATGGAGTTAATCTATCTCCAAATAGTGTTCCTGTTGAGTCACCTTGTATTGGTGTTCCACTAGTCTCAGGAGTTCTGATAACTAATGTTGTGTCATACTTCAAGTTACCACCTACATCAATCATTCTTACAACATCACCTGTTTGTGGTGCTGCTGGTAGTGTAACAATTAATGTTTGTGTATTCTGAACATTGACCATGTATATTATATTTGCAATCAATGATAGATCTGCTTCTGGTGACGCTGCGGATAAGTATCTTGTATGTCTTGCACCACTTGATGTAGTGAAGTTTGTTAATCCGAATGCATCAATCGAACGATCTTGTTTGATAGTGTATTCACTACCACCATTTATACCTAGATTCTGTACTGAGAATACATCTGACTCTGTTGGTGATGCTGATGATACACCTGTGACTGTTAGAGTTGTCTTAGCAGTTACGTTACCTAAGTTGTCAACTGAGAATGATGGTGTGCAATTTAATGTTAGGAGAACGTTTTCTGGGCAGGATGATGGATATAAGAAGAAGTCTCCTCTAGCAAGTACACCAGCATCCCAATATAATAGACCTTGGTGATCAGCATGTCCGTCATCATTAACAAAGTGGAATAGTTTTGTCTGTTTAACACTATCGTAAATTACAAAGTTACCACCCGCTAGTGTTAGGTTATCTGTGACATTTAGACTACCCTCTCTATATGACTTAGCACCATCACCAACTTGCTCATTCATCACTGATGTATGAGTCTTACCATATAATCTACCAGTTACAATTCCAAGAATTTCAACACCAGTAGTTGTATTTCTAAATCTTAACCACTGTTTGTAGTCCAGTTTAGATTGTGAGATATATCCTCTCTCTAGTATTACAGAGAGATAATCATTACTTACACCAGCAACTAATCTTTGTCTGATCTGAGCATCAGTTACGAGAGATTGTGTCTCATGTTTGATAACTCTTCTAACAACATCAGCAGCACTGTGACTCATGTTGACTGTTCCTTCCTGTGCTCTAGTTGCAACGATTGTATTCGTTCCATCTACAACATCAGTGATTGTCATAAATTCAATCTGACCAGTTACACCTGTGAATGATGCTAGAGGTCCTACAGCAATTAAGTCTCCTATCGCAAACTTACCAGTTCCTTCTCCAAGAGATTGAACTGCAATCTGTAAAACAGATGCACTGTTACCAGCAGCAGTTGATATAATAGTTGTATTAGGACCATTACCCTGTATTGACTGTGGATCTGCGTAGTAACCATATGTGATTATCTCTGATGCATTCAATGCTGTTGGTAGATCAGCATTTGTAAGAATACTACCACTGCTAGACCATGCTAAGTTGACATCAAATCTACCAGCATGTGTTCCGATTGTTGTTGTTCCTGAGCATGTATCAACATCAAATGTAGTGTTGAGTCCACCATCAGTTGTAGTCAGTCTTTCGTTCCTGCTTGCTCTGAATGTAGTTCCAGTTACTGACTGTGCTCCAATAATATTGGATGTTAAGTAAATAGCACCACCAAATACAAAGTCAACAGCAGTATCTTGTAGTAAAAAGAGTGGTGATGAATCTGTAACGACAGATAGAACATCGCCCTTCTTAATATCATTGATTGTCTTACCAGAAGTTGTAATTGATACGTTAGTAATTACATTTGATCCAGCAGCAGCATCACCTAAGAATGAAATATCACTGAGAGTACCACATCCACCAGACATATTGAGTGATGAATTGATTGTAACAATAGAACCAGGTACGGCTGGGTTACCAATTTGTACCTCACCTGTTACAGAGTTAACTTCAAATACATCTAAGTCTGGGTCAGCACAATTAGAAACTCTAAACTTCTGTACTTGCTGATCTAATGATGTAATAACCTTGATATATTCTGGAACTTTTGGTGAATCATCTCTGTCAACAATGATGTAATCATTGCTTGTTAGATTACCACCAAACTCAGATAAGTATACACTATCAGTTGCACTGGTATCATTGTCAAGTGCTTGCTCTGTCCATGTAGCATCAAACTGTACGTTAACCTTGTATATTGGTGTAGTATCAACGTGATTACTTAATACACCACCAAATGCACCAAATGGTTGACGCTTGACTTTGATGTAGTAAGGTGCTTCACTTATTCTTGTAAGTTCTACAACTTGTAGAATCTCTGGATGACTGGTTGCAGATGATCCTGCACCAACAGTAGCACTATCAACTATGATATAGTCGTTAGTTCCAAAGTATGGATCGCCATTTGCTTTGACTGGAGCAAACTTAAGTGGTAAGTAGTACTCATCGCCAGATAGACCAGATAATATAATTGGTTCAACTGCTCCACCAGTATTGATTGAGTTCTGATATGATGCTCCACCCCATTGTCCTGCACCAGCAGTATCAACTTGGTTGTATCCTTCTTCGTTTGTCTGTTTTACGAGTACATTTAAGATGTCAACGTTCTTATTGAATAATGCCTGTGATATAATACCATCTTCATGTGAAACTATATCTGTTCCTAACTGTGCTCTTCCACCAGTAAATGCGAATGATGCAACACCACCACAAAGATGGACATCACCATTAAACTTAGCAGATGCAATAACTTCTAACTGGTTATTGATAGTAGTCTTACCACCCTGACCAGCGACATTAATTTCAGATGCGTTAGTAGCAAAGTTAATGATTGAAGGTCCTCCAGAGTTGGAGAAGAAATCAACCTGTGATGCTTGAGACTTAAGTTCAACAGTATCACCACTTGCTCTGCGGAATCCTAACCACATATCACCATCAACTCTCAAGTTTCTAGTCTTGATCTTGGTGTATGATAAGTCTTCGTTAGTGTTAGCATATGCACCACCAATTTCTACCTTAGAAATGCTAGTGCCAGCACTGTCAGGTGTTGCACCTAACCATAGGTTACTGTGTGCAGATGAACCACCAACATATATGAACTGATCTGCAGTGCTATCATTGAATAGATTAGCAGTTGTAACCTGACTACCTATGTTTAATGTACCAACGAATGTAGTATCATCGACTAGGTTAAATGTTCCTGTTGTCTGTGATGTTCTGATCTCAGCAATTACACCATCGCCATTAACTTCGATGTCATGCTCAAATCTAGCATCAGCAGTGAATCTTGATGTTCCTGCTACAACCAGAGCTCTGTCTAGGTTAGCATTACTTACATTGATACCAACACGACCACTGTTTGTAGTTGCTATTCTGAATACTGATATGTCATTAGGAGCAGAACTATCTCCACCAACTAATAATGCATTGTCAACAGCAGTCTTATCACGATCAGCAAACTGTGTATGCTGTAAGAAGTCAGCAGTTGTTCTACCACTGATGAATGCTGTACCAACAACATCTAAGTTAGCACGTGGATCTGTTGTAA